CTTTTTGGCAAAAAAATACCTGCAGATAATGCCAGAAGAGTTGTAAGAAAGGTTGAATGGATTTCAGGAAATTCTTATGATATGTATAGGCATGATTATAGACAAGGAAATTCATCTCCAGTCAGTAAAACGGTTAGATTGTATGATGCAAATTATTATGTAATAACAAGTGAATTTAAAGTTTATATTTGCATTGATAATGGTTCTTCTGGATTAAATCCAAATGTAGCAGCATCTTCACTTGAACCAAACCACACTGATGTAGAACCAGTTAAATATTCTGATGGATATAGATGGAAATATTTGTTTAGAATTTCTCCATCAGATGTTATTAAATTTGATTCTACAGAGTATATTGTAATCCCAAATAATTGGACAACAACTACAGATTCTGAAATTGAAATAATAAGAGATGGTGGGAATTCTGAAAGTAATAATAATCAAATAAAGAAAGTATATATTGAAAATGTTGGGGCTGGATATACTAACCAAACTGCGAATATTTTAGGTGATGGTGAGGGTGGACAAGTTTCTATAGAAACGACAAATGGTGTTATAACTGATGTTGTTGTAACTCAAGGTGGAAGAGGATATACTTATGGTATTATTGATCTACCCAATACATCAAATCCGGCAAAATTAATTCCAATTATTCCTCCATCAAAGGGACATGGGTATGATATCTATCAAGAATTAGGTGCAGATAAAGTGCTCATTTATGCAAGATTTGATGACTCTACTAAAGATTTTCCAATAGATACAAAATTTTCACAAGTTGGAATTATAAAAAATCCAGAAACATTTTCGGAAACAAATGTATCAACAGGAACAACTTTTACGGGAAGTACTTTTTCATCATTATATTCTGTTGCATTGACAGAATCTAGAAATGTAGTAATTGGAGAAGAAATACAACAAAATCAAGATAATAGTACTGTCGCTAAAGGATACGTTGCTTCTTTCGATAAAGAAACTAAAATCCTTAAGTATTATCAAGATAGGTCATTGTGCTTTGGCAACAAAAATGATCAATCCGAAAATCTTGATACTAAAAATATTGCAAAATTTGTCAATAACAAAGAAATATCTTTCACATCTTCTGGTGGATCTAATGGTGTAGTTGATACTAATGTAAATGGTAATGTGATGATACTCAATTCAAAACAGATTAATTTGGGAGTTACATTTACAAATGGACTTGCAAATCCAGAGATAAATAAAAAGACAGGGGATATAATTTATATTGATAATAGACCCGTTGTTCAGAGAGACTCTAGACAAAAAGAAGACGTTAAAATCATTCTGGAATTCTAAAAAAGATGGCACAAAAAACCGACTTAAATATCAGTCCATATTATGACGACTTTGATCCTATTAAAAACTTTTATAAAGTCTTATTCAAACCAGGATATCCAGTTCAGGCTAGAGAATTAACTACTCTTCAGTCTATTTTACAAGATCAGATAGAGTCTTTTGGTGATAATATTTTTAAGGAAGGATCTATGGTCCTTCCTGGATCAATAACATTTGATAACGAGTATTCTGCAGTAAAGTTAAATCCCACTAATTTAGGGGTAGATGTTTCTGTATATATTGAAAATTTTGTTGGAAAAACAATAACCGGACAATCTTCAGGAGTAACTGCTACAGTCAAAGATGTAGTTTTTACTAATGAAAGTGATCTTGTAGAATATTTGACAATATATGTAAAGTATTCTCAAGCAGGAAATGATTCAGAGTCTTCAGTATTTGAAGAAGGAGAATTATTGATTGCAGATGAAAATGTAACATATGGTAGTGTTACAATTCCTCAAGGAACTCCATTTGCATCTCTAGTTTCTGTAGATGCTACGGCAGTAGGTTCTGCAGTATCTATTGATGATGGAGTATATTTTGTGAGGGGATATTTTGTTCATGTATTTAAACAATCACTCATATTAGATTATTATACTAACAAATCGTCTTACAGAGTTGGATTGAAGGTAACAGAATCTATAGTAGGTTCTAAAGATGATGATTCTTTATTTGATAATGCAAAAGGATTTACAAATTTTGCAGCACCAGGTGCGGATAGATTTAAAATTAATCTAACTTTAATTAAAAAAGATTTAACAGATTTAGATGATGTAGATTTTATAGAAATTATTAGAATTGATGAAGGAAAAGTAAAGAAAGTAGTTGATAAAACTGTTTATAATGTAGTAAGAGATTATATTGCAAGAAGAACTTTTGATGAATCTGGACATTATGCAATAGATGAATTTAGATTAAATATTCTAGATTCTTTAAATGATAGAATTGATAATGATGGATTATTCTTAGAAAATGAAACTACAGAAGAGGGAAATATTCCATCTGATGACTTAATGTGTGTTCAGGTATCATCTGGAAGAGCTTCTGTTGCTGGATATGATGTTGAGTTAGATTCAACCGCAACAATTGATGTAGAAAAACCCAGAGATACGAGAAAAGTATCGGGTAATAATGTTCCTTTTGAAATGGGAAATCTTTTAAGAGTCAATAATGTTGCAGGTGCTCTTAAAGAAAATGAAACTGTAGATCTTCAAAGTCAATTTAAAGGTGATTCACCAACAACAATTGGAAAGGCAAGAGTATATACATTTAATTTAACAGATGCAGCTTATTCTGATGCATCAACTCAGTGGGACTTATATCTGTATGATATTCAAACTTACACGAATTTAACATTTAATAGAAGTGTAACTACATCAGAAATCCCAGCGACATCATTTATTCAAGGTAAGAGTAGTGGTGCAAGTGGTTTTGTAGTTACTGCAGTTAATGGAACTTCATTAGATGTTTATCAAACTTCAGGAACTTTTGTTGCCGATGAACAGTTAATTATTAATGGAATTGATTCTTCATTAGCACTGAAAGAGTTTATTGTTTATGGAACAAGAGATATTAAATCAGTTGCTCAGAGTGGAGTTAGTGGATTCCCAACATTTGAAGCAGATACTGTTTTAAGTAGAAGACAAATTGAAGGAATTAGTCAAGCAAACTTTGTACAATCTACAGGTGTCTTTACAAGTCCAGGAAAACTTTTCACTGGAATTAAGGTTGGTGATATTGTAAAATATCAAGATGGAACTAATTTAAATTACAACAGAGTTTCTGATGTGGGTGGAAATTTAACCACGATTACAGTAAGTGGTATTACTACCGTATCTAATGTTTTTAATGGTGGTAAAGGTGGTAATGGAACTTATAATATTGAACTTGCAGTTCCAGAACTAAGAAATAATGAAAATGCATTCCTTTATGCAAATCTTCCAGACTCTAATGTTTCATCTGTAGACCTTTCTGGTTCTCAGTTATCTGTAACTAGACAAATTACTGGAGAATCTACAGATGGATCTGGTCAATTAACATTTGGAATTGCTGATGTAAGTGGAATTAGTAGTGCATTTTTTGAGGCATTTGATCAAGAAAGATATTCTGTTCACTACACTGGTGGTGGTATTGGAACAGTAACATCAGATGCATTTAATTTAAGTGCAAATACAGTAACTATTGAAGGATTATCTACTGGAGAGTCTAATGTAGTTGTAAATACAACTCTCAAAAAGAATGGTATTCAAAGTAAAATTAAAGAATATACAAGAAGTGCTGTAGGTTTTGTAACTTTCTCCACCCTTTCTCGTTCTGGGGCAGGAACTAGTGATTCTATTGCTGATGGACTAACTTTCAATTCATATTATGGATTAAGAGTTCAAGATGATAAAATTTCTTTGAATGTTCCTGATGTTGCTAAAGTTCTTGCAGTATATGAATCAACAGATACTGCAAATCCTGTATTAGATAGACTTCAATTTTCTTCAATATCTCAGATAGATAATGATGCGATTATTGGTGAAGATATTGTTGGTTCTGAAAGTGGAGCAGTAGCAAGAATAGTATTGAATGCATCTTCAACACCTTCTGTTCCTACAAATAATGTTGGTATTGTTTATTTGAATGATCAAAAATTCTCTATAGGAGAAAATGTATTATTTAAAGAATCAAATATAAATTCTGTATTAGAATCTATAACAATTGGAAAGTATAAGAATATTACAAATATTTTTGACTTGGATAAAGGGCAAAAAGATCAATACTATGATTATTCTAGTTTGATTAGAGTCGGAACTAAAATTCCAGAAAGAAGGCTTTTATTCGTTTATGATCACTATACTGTTCCATCATCAGATAATGGTGATGTATTCACTGTTCTTAGTTATGATGCAGATAGATTTTCTGAGGATATTCCTTTTATCGGACCAAATAACAAAAGAGCATCTGATACTTTAGATTTTAGACCAAGAGTTCAAGATTTTACATCAACGACAGCATCCCCATTTGATTTTTCTTCAAGAAATTTTGGATCAGAACCTAAGTTTGTTCTAAAACCAGGAGAAGGATCCATAATTGGATATGACTTCTATTTGCCTAGAATTGATAGAGTATATCTTGACAAATTTGGAAATGTTATAGTAAGAAAGGGAATTTCTTCTTTAGAACCAGTTCCTCCCACAAATGAGGACACTGATTTAATGCAATTAGCAGAAATTAACCTTCCTCCTTATTTGTATACTCCAGATGATGCTATTATTGAAGTTGTTGATAATAGAAGATATACAATGAGAGATATTGGATCTCTTGAAGATAGAATTGAAAATTTAGAAAGATTGACATCTTTAAGTTTACTTGAACTCAGCACAGATTCTCTGAAAGTTGAAGATACTGATGGTAATGATAGATTTAAGAGTGGTATATTTGTAGATGACTTTAAAGATGATTCTTTATCAGATAATAATTTAACGAGTGCAAGTATTGGTTTGGGATTACTTAGACCTGTTGCAAATAGAAATTCATTACAGCAAGTACCAATTTCCTCAACCGAAATTCCAGAAGGAGAACTTGATCTATTTGAAGATTATAGTCTTTTAGATCCAAATGTTCAGAAAACTGGAGATACCATTACTTTAAAGTACGATTCAGTTAGTTGGTTAAATCAATCTCTTGCTACTCGTGTAGAAAATGTTAACCCATTCCATGTTGTTGAGTATAATGGTTTGGTTAGACTTTCGCCTGAAGCAGATACATGGGTCAGAACTATTAGACTTCCTCCCCGCACAGTTAGAAGAACGATTGTAAGAAATGTTACTCGACGAAGAACTAGAGTTCAGAATAGAAACGTTACACGTTCTCAAACATTAAACTTAAGAGACTTTAGACTAAGATTCGGTCGAAATGCTGATGGAGTTCGCAATATTAATAGTACTCAGATTTCAGTAAGAAATTCCTCAAGAACAAGAACTTCCTCAAGAACAAGTAGCAGTACAAGAACTGTTTTGGTTTCTTCTGGAGTAGAAAAGTATATTCGTTCAAGAAATGTTTCTTTCTTTGGAACTCTTTTCAGACCTCTCGCTAGACATTATCAATTTTTAGATAATCATAGTAATTTGAATTTTATTCCAAAACTTGTTGAAATCGCAAATTCTGATACTTTAGAAAATTCAGGATCTTTTAGTGCTGCATTTAGAACAGGAGAAACTATAAGGGTATTTGCAAAAGGACAAAGAATAGGTACTTTCAGATTAGCAAAATCAAATCACAAAACTGGCAAATTTGATTCTCCAGCAACAACATATTCTACCAATCCATATGCAACATCAGAGTCTATACCATCTGGATATAGTCAGTCTTCTAAAACTATAAACATTGATTTAAACTCACTGTCTGCAGAAGCACAGGGAAGTTTTAGTGGATATATTGAAAAAGGTGCTAAGATTGTTGGACAAACTAGTGGTGCAATTGCATATGTAAAAGATGTAAAACTTATTTCTGATTCTAACGGAACATTATTTGGATCATTCTTTATTAAAGATCCACATGTAAATCCAGCTCCAAATCCAAGAATTCTTACTGGCAAAAAAACTTATAGGTTGAGTAGTAGTTCTACAAACGAAACTCCACTGCCCGGCAGTAAACTCATTTCTGCGGGGGATGCGACTTATACTGCAAATGGTTCTTTTAGAAATCTTCAAGATGTAACCACTATTACCAATACAATAACTAGAACTAGAACTAGAACTAGAAATATTACTAGAACAAATGTAGCAACACGAGTACGTAGAGTTGATCCACTAGCACAAACTTTCACTGTTGGTAGAGACATTGATGCACCAGATTTTAGTGGAGATAATGATGATGATAATGGAGTTTTTCTAACAGAACTTGATATATTTGTATCTAATAAACCGAGAGGTCAGCAACCTCTTACGGTTCAGGTGAGAACAGTAGAATTGGGAGTACCAACATTAATAAGTATTGGACAACCAAAGACATTATCTCCCGATGAAATTTCGGTTTCATCTGATGGAAAAACACCAACTAGAGTGAAGTTTGATTATCCAATTTATCTTGCTCCAGGACAAGAATATGCAATTGTTCTTTTAGCACCAAACTCGGATGAATATGAGGTTTGGACTGCAAAAATGGGTGACACGACAATTGATACTAAAGATCTTCCAAATTCTCAAGCAGTAAGGTATAGCAAACAATTTGCATTAGGAAGTTTATTTAAGTCACAAAACGGATCTACATGGACTCCTGCACAAGAATCTGATCTTAAATTTAAATTATATAAAGCAAGATTTACATCTAAAACTGGTATTGCACACTTTGGCAATCCTCCTCTTAGTACTGGTAATGGATATATTCCAACACTGGAAGAAAATGCCATTACAGCACTTCCTAAAAACGTAACTCTTGGAATTACTACAATCTCTTCCGGTGATTCATTAATTAATATTTTAACTCCAGGAAGAAGAATTGCAGGAGCAGGAAATTCTTTCGGAATTATTTCATCTACCGGAAGTGCTAGTACATCAGTTACGATTACGGCAGGAGGAGAGAACTACACAGATCGCAATAATGTTTCTACTAATAATGTATTTGGTCAGGGAACGGGTTTAACACTTGATATTACAACAACTTCTGGAGTTATTACTGGAATAAGTGTAAACAACGGAGGAACGGGATATAGTGAAGGTGATGTTGTTTCTATTGTAAATGGTAATGGAGAAACTGGAAGAGATGCATTAATTACAATATCTGGTATTAATGGTGCAATTGACACTCTATATCTCACTAACGTTCAAGGTTCAATTCCTACTGGAGATCTTGTATATTATGACACAGATACTACTACAGTTTCTCTTGCCAATACAGATGTTTTAAGTTCAATTGAAGATGGTGGTATTTTCTCAGGTAATTACATGCGAGTTGAGCACTTTAATCATGGAATGTATGCAAATAACAATAAACTTGAGTTAAATGATATTATTTCTGATATATCTCCAACAACTTTAACATCAAGTCTTCCTTCTACAATTGTTTCTGGTGGAATAATTCAGGTTGCAGATTCTTCTAACTTTGAAACATTTGAAGGTCAAGCAGTTAGTGCATCAAATATCGGTTATGTTAAGATTGGTGATGAAGTAATTGGATATAGCACTGCAACTTCCAATCAATTAACGATTGATTCTAGATCAGTTGAGGGAATTACTGAGAGTCATTCAATTAATGATGAAGTAATGAAGTATGAATTTAATGGAATTTCATTAAGAAGAATTAATGGTGTGGTTTATGATATCTCTGACACTGATATAACAAGTTCTTCTTATTATATTGAAGTTGATAGAGGATCAACTTCTTCTATTGAAGGAAAATCTATTGGTAATAATAGATTGGCAAGTAATCAAACTTATCCAGAAGTTTCATTCTCATCAATTATAATTGGTGGTGGTAGTAATATTAAAGCATCTGAGAATATTATGTTCAATAGAATTAATCCACGTTTTAATATTATTTCTCCAGGAAGACAGACTTCAATCTCTGCAGATATCAGAACTACTACAGGAACTAGTGTTGATGGAAATGAAACCTCTTTTATTCTTCAGAATACTATAGAAGATGTTATTCCAAATCAAGAGAATAATTTGGAATCTGTACGTATTATCTGCTCTAGAGTTAATGAGTTGAATCAATCAGCATTTGCTAATGTATCAGGAAATAGATCATTTAATTCCACAGTAACTCTCAATACTACTAATGAGAATCTTTCCCCAATAATCTTCTTGAATGATTCAACTATTGAATTTATCTCAGATAATATCAACAAACCTGTAACTGATTTTGTTAATGATTCTTCCTCAAATTCTATAAATAATGATCCACATGAAGCAGTTTATGTTTCTCAATTGATAAATCTTGCTCAACCAGCATCTTCTCTTAAAGTTATTCTATCTGCATTCAGACCCGATCCAGCAGATATTAGAGTTCTTTACAGTTTAGTTAGAGAAGACTCCACAGAAGTTGAGCAGGAATTTGAACTCTTCCCAGGATTTAATAATTTAGAATCTACTTCGCAAGGTTCCTTGAAAGTTGTAGATCCTTCACAAAACGATGGTAGACCTGACATTAGAGTTCCTGCAAGTGAAATTGATCAATTCTTAGAGTATGAATTTACTGCAAATGACCTAGAAGATTTTATTGGATATAGAATTAAAATTGTCATGTCATCAACCAATCAAGCATTATATCCAGTTATCTCAGACCTTAGAACTATTGCATTAAAATGAAAAAGTTGATTAAAGTTAAAGACCATCCTCATCTTTATCGGGATGAGGAAACTGGAGCAATTGTAAATTATGATACTATTGGTTACAATAAGAGATTGAAAAAAATTGAGTCACAAAAATCTCAAAAAGAAGAACTAGATAATATGAAAAAAGATATTGAAGAAATAAAATCTCTGCTTAAAGATTTTTTGACAAAATAATTGCTTAAGTAATTCATATAAATATCTAAAGGATAATAATTTACAAAGATAATGGCAGTATATGCATCTAATATTGTAATTGAACAGGGATTTGATTTTTCCAGTTCTTTTGCATTAGGTGATTCTAGAACCAATTCCAGTCTTAACATTACTGGATATGGAGTTACTGCACAATTACGAAAAAGTGCTTACAGTTCTAAATCAGTTTCTTTTGCATCTACAATTGTAGATTCTGAAGTTGGAATTATAGAACTTTCTTTAACTGATGAACAAACTTCGGAAATCAAACCAGGTCGTTATGTTTACGATGTTCTTATAGAAATTGGTGGTCTTGATTCTGGAGGAAAAAAATATAAGGCATTTGAGGGAATGGCTTTAGTAAGACCGGGGGTAACAAGGTAATGTCTATACCAGATAGAATTGGTGGACAGGGGGTTATAAAAGTCCTTTCAAATATTAGTGGATCTACAGTATCAAGACTTGTAGATTTAAGTGATATTGATGTATCTTCTTTAGCAGATGGATTTGTATTAGAATACAATTCTAATACATCAAAATTTATAACGACTGATACATTTAGGTTTGTAAAAAACATTAATGTAACTGATACAACAACAACTCAAAATATTGATGTTATTGGTATCACTACATTCAGAGGTGATTTATTTGTAGGTTCCGATTTATTTGTTGACGAATACTTATATTATGAAAATAACTTTAGTGGACCAAACGGAGTTGGATACTTTACAACAGAAGGAAAGTTAGTAAGTAGTGGAAGCACATTTAATGCTATAGATACTAGTAATTTTATACTCACGACTGATGAACCAACAGGTGTTGTTACATGGACTAGTATCCTTGATGGAGGAGAATATTAATGGCAAAACCAAGTACAAGACAACAATTAATAGATTATTGTTTGAGGCAATTGGGTGCACCAGTATTAGAAATTAATGTTGATGATGATCAAATTGATGATTTAGTTGATGATACTATTCAATATTTTAATGAACGACATTATGATGGCGTTGAAAGAATGTTTTTGAAATATAAAGTTTCTCAAGACGATTTAGACAGAGGAAGAGCATCTGGAACAGATGGGGTTGGTATTGTAACAACAACAGGAACCTCAACAAACATAAGTGGATTAGGAACTGTAACTTCAAACTTTTATGAGACATCAAATTTTATTCAAGTTCCAGACTCCGTAATTGGTATTGAAAAAATATTTAAATTTGATAGTAGTTCCATTTCTGGTGGAATGTTTAGTATTAAATATCAATTATTTTTAAATGATCTATATTATTTTAACTCAGTAGATTTATTGCAATATGCGATGACTAAGAGTTATCTTGAGGATATAGATTTTTTACTTACAACAGATAAGCAGATTAGATTTAATAAGAGACAAGATAGATTATACTTGGATATAGATTGGAAAGCACAATCAAAAGATACATATTTTGTTATAGATTGCTATAGAGCATTAGATCCAGAATCATTTTCTCAAATATATAACGACTCTTTTGTAAAAAAATATTTGACTGCAATGATAAAAAGACAGTGGGGTCAAAATTTAATGAAATTTAGTGGTGTTAGACTTCCTGGAGGAATAGAATTGAATGGAAGACAAATATATGAAGATGCGATGAGAGATTTAGATAATATACAGCAAAGGATGAGTATGGAATATGAACTTCCACCATATGATATGATAGGTTAATAATTATGGCACTGAATCCGTATTTTCTTCAAGGGTCTTCTGGAGAACAAGGTCTTGTACAAGATTTAATAAATGAGCAATTAAAAATTTATGGGATAGAAGTTTATTATCTTCCCAGAAAACTTTTAAAAACTGATGGTATATTGAATGAGGTAGAATCTTCCAAGTTTGATTCAAGTTTTCCTGTTGAGGCATATTTAAATAATTATGATGGATATGCTCCAGATAGTGATATTATGACTAAATTTGGTTTGAGACTTAAGAATGAAATATCTTTGGTTATTTCTAAAGAAAGATTTGAAGAATCTATTTCACCATACTTGGCAGAAATTGCTGCAGCATCACCTGAAACTGAAGATTTAGTTTTTATCAGCAGACCTAAGGAAGGAGATTTAATTTATTTTCCACTAGGAGAAAGAATATTTGAAATTAAAAGAGTTGAGGTAGAAAAACCTTTCTATCAATTAGGGAAAAATTATGTATATGAGTTGTCTTGTGAACTCTTTGAATATGAAGATGAAGAAATTGATACTGGAATTTCTGAAATTGATGAAGTTTTGGAAGATGTTGGATATATTACCGATCTCAAGTTAGTCTCTTTTGGAGGAACTGCAGAATGTGTGGCATCAGTTGTTCCAGAATTCTCTGGTGTTACTAAAGTTGTTTTACTGAATGATGGTTATAATTATACTGGAATACCTACTGTAATAATATCTCCACCAGGAAGCGGATCTCCACTTTTTTCTGATGTGGACACTAGTTCTCTTAGTGGCGCTATAGGTCTTGATGAATATTCTCTAACGGCAAGAGGAGTCGCTATAACTACATCAGTTGGTGATGCATTATCCATTAAAGAAATTGTAATTACAAATACTGGATATGGATATACACAACCACCAACAATAAGTATTGTGGGTGGTGGAGGAACTGGTGCAATTGCAACTTGTGTGATTTCCGAAAGTCCTATCTATGAAATAAATGTTACAGATAAAGGTGATAGATATTTCATACCACCAACCATAACTATAGATCCTCCAGTTGGTGGTGGTGTTACTGCAACAGCAATATCAAGAATTGTAAATGGAAGAGTATCTGAAGTATTATTAACAAATGCAGGTTCTGGATATACTTCTGCACCAAATATCACAGTTTCTGCTCCACCATCTGTTGGTTTTGGTACTTATATTGTTTCAGAAACTGTCACTGGATCTCTTTCTGGTGTTACTGCAGAGGTTAAATCTTGGACAAATCCTGGACAAGATATTGATAAGATATTAAGAGTTTCTATAAATAGTGGCACATTCAGTGAGGGAGAAAATATCGTAGGATCTTCCTCTTCTGCAATATATACTTTGAAATCATATGATTTGGATACATCATCAAGTGATCAATATTCAGATAATGATGATTTTGAAATTGAAGCAGATAAAATACTAGACTTTACAGAATCAAATCCATTTGGTACATATTAATGTTAGGAACATATTTTTATCACGAAATTATTAGAAAAACCATCGTAGCATTTGGAACACTGTTTAATGACATTCACATTAAACATAAAGATAATTCAGATGGTGTAATTTCTGATATGAAAGTAGGACTATCTTATGGTCCTATGCAAAAATTTCTTGCAAAATTAGAGCAGCAGGAAGATTTAACAAAACCTGTTGCAATAACACTGCCAAGAATGTCTTTTGAGATGAATTCAATTAGATATGATTCCACAAGAAAGACAGGAATAACACAAACATTTAAAGCGTGTGACGGTGATGGAGGTATAAAAAAAGTTTTTATGCCGGTTCCTTATAATATTGGATTTGAGTTAAATATTTTTACAAAGTTAAATGATGATGCTCTTCAGATTGTAGAACAAATTTTACCATTTTTTCAACCATCATTTAATGTTACCGTTGATCTTTTAGATTCTATTGGAGAAAAAAGAGATGTTGCTCTCGTTTTAGATAGTATAGATTTTCAAGATGATTACGAAGGTTCTTTTCAAACTCGTAGAGCACTAATTTATACTTTAAGATTTACGGCAAAAACATATCTATTTGGTCCTATTGCAGATAGTACTGACGGACTTATTAGAAAAGTTCAGGTTGATCTTTATTCAAATACCGATCAAAAGACGGCAAAAAGAGAAGTGAGATATACAGTAACACCAGATCCAATTACTGCTGAACCTGGAGATGACTTTGGATTTAGTGAGAATTTTGAATTTTTTGGAGATTCTAAAGAATTCAGTCCAACCCAAAAAGTTGATTTTTGATTACTATGAGTAATAATTATGATTCCATCGATGAAGCACTCAACACGACAAGTGAAATTGTTGAGACAGAATCTATTAAGAAAAAACCAGAGATTGTAAAATCTAAAGAAGTTGATATTGAAAAAGACTATGAATATAGTCGTGCTAACCTCTATTCTCTCATAGAGAAGGGTCAGGAGGCAATCAACGGCATTATGGAGGTTGCAGGTGAAGGAGGCAGTCCAAGGGCATATGAGGTTGCTGGACAATTGATTAAGAGTGTTGCTGACACTACTGATAAATTGATTGATCTTCAGAAGAAACTCAAAGATGTTGAAGATGAGTCTAAAAAGACCACAAACAATGTTACCAACAATGCTGTTTTTGTAGGTTCTACTTCGGAACTTCAAAAAATGCTAAAGCAAGGTTTTCTAAATAATAAAGAGTAACTTACTTTTTTATTAATGAAAAAGTGTAAGCAGGGATACTATTACTGTTATACTGATGAAAAGTGCAAGCCCATTCCAAAGGGTTTAAAGATCACCGCCAGATTTTCTGGTGGTGGAAAAGAACCCGAAGAAACTGGAATAGACGCACCGACAAATGGAAATCATCAGAATGGCAATGGAAATGGGAATGGGAACTCTGATGGGGGTTCTAATGGCGGAGGAGTCAGTGAAGGCACCCTGCATAAGTGGTTCAAAGGTTCCAAGTCTAAAGATGGCAAAGGCGGGTGGGTCAATGTCGTCACAGGTGGGACTTGCGCCAGTGATGAACCAGGAGAGGGAACACCAAAGTGCGTCTCTTCAGCAAAAAGAGCAAGCATGAGTAAGTCTGAGAGACTTTCTGCTGCTAGAAGAAAGAAAAAAGCAGACCCTGGACAACAACAAAAATCTGGTGCCGCAAAACCAACTTATGTTGCTACTGACAAAAAGAAAATGAAAAAAGAAGAAGTAGAAATTATCGAAGGAAAGGATAAGAAGGGTAAAGG